CGTATTGTAGAACTCAACATCATCCATGTAATTAGGTATATGAAATTCTGGGTTCTGCCTCATCAAGTAGTAAGCATTCCTGCCCACTATTAATTTATTAGATGACACTATAGGACATGGTGTACCCGCAATAAACATTGCTTTCCAAATATCCAGGTTCTGACACATCAAAGCTACACTAGCTACTGACATGCCTAACTCTTTTAGCGTCTTAGCATTTTTCCTACGGTTACATTCTTTATCTTGGTAGTATGCACCATGGGATACACCAATAATAGCCAGTTGAATACCACCGACTCTTGACCGTAAACAGCTATCATTACCGCTAGACATAAGGCTAGGACTAATGGTAGATGTCACAGGCATACCACTAGACCCTGCACCATTATAGGTTTTAGAGCTAGTGGAATTATTTGAGTTAACTGTAGAGTCTTGAGTATTGGTATTCAGATCCCCTGTTTGGGTATTCTGTGCCAATACACCTAAACTAACTACAATTAAGCTACTCACTAACGTCTTTATCATCAGACTTTAATTCTTCCAACTCTTTCTGCAATACTGCAAGCTGTCCATGTGCTTCGGCTAATTGACCCGAAAGCTGTTGGTTCTGTTGCTGTAGTGATTGGAACATTGCGTTGATTTGTGTTTCGTTCATTTTTTACTCCACTGAGTTAAATTTATGCAGTTTCCAACTAGCTGAACTAGATGAAATAGTATAAGTTACAGAGTTCCATACCTTTCTGACCTCTACTCTTGCAGTGCCAGATATTTCAAAACTCTGATTAGCGGAAGTCCAGTCACGTTCTAATTGTAACGTACCTGTGCTACCCCAAGGACTAGTATACGTACTTGATGACGTTGTGTAAACATTACCATCTATGACCATACGGGTTAACTGATTGCCACCTGTGACCACCCAACGGTACTCCAAGTCACTAGCTTTAAGCATACCGTAGCCAACATCAAAATCACCTTGCCCAGTAGGTGTTATATTCATAACCCATTGCGCTTGCATAGTACCTGTGGACTGCGTGCTAAATTCCTCTATCCATTTTGTAGTAGGATGCTTGTCAAATTCCAATCTAGTGTATGAGCTATAGAAGTTAGATAGACTTACAGAGCCACTAGTAGGAACTTGGGAATTCTCTGATATATTAGGAACTAAGTATCCACCTTTATATAGGTCAGACATCGCTATAGTGTCGGATGTATAAGATGGTGTGCCAAAGAAATCACTAAGATTACCCATAGATATTGCACCAGATATTATTCCTAGCGGAATTAGCGTACTAGATGCGCCTAGTGAGGACACATTAAACCAAAGCCGTCTACCTGCTAGGAAGTCCTGCTCATCAAACTCACAGTCATCTGTTTCATAACCTGTGAAGTTTAGGTTTATCTTAAAGTTGCCCGATGTGTTGCCTACAGTGTACCAAGTGGTCGAACTAGGAAAGTGCCTAGTCACACCTGATACGTTAAGACCTGACACACTTGTTCCATTGGTCAGAAAACTAGGGTCTATAGCGGAATTAAAGGATATGTCATGCTGATAATAGTTTTGCCCGTAAACCACAACCCTAATCCTATCACCAGTATTAATAGGTAATGGACTAGATGGTGCTGTTGTATAGCTACTATTTATAGCATTGTTAACCTGAGTGCCAGAATAACCCGTAGTTGAACTATTGGAAGATATACTGATTACGTCAGGCCAACATTCTTCAAAGACAGTACCTTGATGTGATATACCGACAATGTAATCAGCCATAACTACTCACCGTATAAATAATTGTGCATAGCGATTACGTCTGCATGCTCACCTGTAACATCGGTATCAGAGTATATTTCCTTCCATTTAATTACGTCTACAGGCAATTCTGTGTCGTCAGGGTCATCGAAGTGGTAAGAGTATGCGACAGCCATTTTACTGACTACCCCGTTCTCATACGCAACATCTATCCCCACTAGAGTTCTAGTTGTTGTAATAGCCATTACTCATCCTCAGCCCATACTGCTGTACAGATAGTCTGAACAAGTGCATCATGGTCAGATACATCTGTTGCTGTTGTAGTTTCTACACCCTCATCATCTACCGTTACAGTAGTTGGATTTAGGTGTACCACTTGATTTGATACAGCAGGCAAAAGGTTATCGTTAGGGTCGTCAATGGTAATCTCGTAGACTACCATGACTCGCTTATCGCCATATACTTCTACACGCTGTACTGTTTTAATTGCTGTTAGTGCCATTTTTAAGTTCCTCTATTTCGAGTTTAAGTTCTTTGATTGCTTCAATAAGATAGCCTACCACGTTACCGTATGCAACTGACTTGGTTTGCATCTCATCACTATTTGTCATTACTAGCTCTGGTGCGACCTGTTCAAGTTCCTGTGCAATAACACCTGAGCCGAGTTCACCGTCCTTAGTGAATGATACGCCACGCATCTCGTATACTTTACTGCCGTCTAATGTTTTCACATTATCTTTAAGTCTAGCATCTGAGTATGCTGTAACGTTACCTGTAAATGTAGCCCCTGAGGTGGTGAGTGTCATTTGGTGACTACTGTTTGACGCTCTACGTAGTTTTAAGTCCTCATTGTAAGACCCGATAATCCCTGAGTCTACTCTAATCTCTGTGTTGAAGTAGTAGTTACTTCTATCAGTGTAGAAATGAGCATGACTTGTATTCCTTGCGCCTATATCTATGTGCCCACTTGCTGTTTGCGCTCTTAACCCGCCACCATCGCCACGCAATTCTAGATATGTTGAACTATCTGCTTTATCTATTACTCTATTGGTAATTACATCATCGCAATTAATATCACCGCTTAAAGTGGCATTACCGATATTAGTAAGGTTACGACTTCCATCTATAACTACAGTACTATTTAACTTAAAACCACCTGTAGCATCAATAGTTCCGTTTTGCCACAACCCACCAGCCGCTATAGTGGTTTTGAATACACCTGCTTCACAAACATAAAGACCCCAACCGACAGATTTACCTGAACCCCAAAAGTTATTATGAGCATACCCAACACCATACATATTACCTAGTGAGGTATCTGTAGGTCTATAGCTATCACCTATAGTGTATATTGGGTTTGTTTTGTAGGAATTTGCACCTGTAGAGTTATAAGACCCTATAAAGTAGCCGTTACTATGACCAACCCTTTCAATGCCTCTATTAACTCTAAACTTGTGAGTATATCGGGTATCGTGTGACATAATTGCAGAATTAGTACCTGCATGTCTAGAGTGCCATGTATGGGTATAGGAAGAATCCCAATTCCAGTAAGACCCGTATCCACCTGAGCTATTCTCACCAAAGTAGAAGTGGGCATCACCAGAATCAGTAGACCACAACTCAAGTATGTCATTTATTTTTGTTTTATCGCCAGTACCATTACCAAGTGTGGTAGTCCCAGATGTAGTTAAATTTGCAAATGTAGCATTACGGCTAGAGTCTATTACTGTTATCCCACCAATGCGCTTTTCATATCCATCAATACCAACTTCATTATTAGTATGACTGCGCTGAACAGTGCCAAAGCTAGTTACAAAACCTACACTCCACCCAGTAGCCCATGTCGCTTCACTTGAACTATTATGCCCTGCTTGAAAGTCTACAACAGATACTTTTGGATACGCCCAAGATGAGTTGGTTTCACCTATCCATATACACGCCTTAGAGCCATCATGACCATATCTAACAGTAAAGTTTCTATTGGTGTCTGGGTCGCTAATGATATGAGCGAACGTGTTATACCAAAGACCATTACTACCAGTGTGGTTGTACCCACCAACACAAACCTCAAATGACTCGCCTGTAGTATACTCGTAAACCTTAACGGTCATACGCATCATGGTATTAGTCCATGCTACAGGTAGGGTTATTTTGATTGCTCCAGTTGCGCCATTAGATGTATAAGATGCTCCATCTGGGTGAAGTATTCTTAGTGCGCCTGTGTTGTCATTTGTAATAGCACCTGAGTTAATCTTACCTACATTAATAAGGTTACGGCTAGAGTCTATTACAGTTGTAGACCCAATGCCTATTCCGTTAGGGAACTCTGATAACCCATAACTTCTAAGTAAAGTACTGCCACCACCTTCAAGTTTTAACACACCACCAGAAGCATTACTTTCAAGCTGTGAATAGTTAGTGCTTGAGTATACACTTTTAACCTTATCACTACTTGTTAATGATCCTGAGCAAGTAATTAATCCTATATTGGTAAGGCTTCTGCTAGAATCTATAACAGTCGTGCCACTTACCTTATAAGACTCAGAGCTAAATGAACCAGATACAGCGTCAAACAACCATTCTTTAGTTGGGTATGCGTCATTACCACCTAAAGCTATGTATGCTTCGTCCCACGCAGATGCACGCTTATGACCAAATGATAAGTGCTGTCTATAACCATTGTTATGTATAGACGTACTACCTATAGTTGGGTAGTACGTGGTAGTGCCTGCCGTATGAGTTGGGTGGTAAGCAAAGAAAGCGCCTTGACCGGTAGTTATCCCAGATAATGATGATGCGCTAACTGTTGAACTTGTAGATATTCTACTACTAGCAAATATAGATGATACATTGGTAAGGTTACGATTAGAGTCTATAACAGTTGTGCCATTGACTTGGTAGTCACCAATCTTTACATTAAGATTGCCATTTGAGTCAAATCTAATAGTCTCTCTAGGTTGAGCGTTGTAACTTGACGTATGGAATGCTAAAGCACCACTAAATGTTGTTGTACTTGTTCCATTGCCACTTTCACATAATGCAACTATCTTAACCGCATCTCTAGCTCCAATACCTGAGCCGTCATTTATGTACCATCTTATCTTACCTAGTTCGTCATCTACTCCCCAACCAGTCTTTCCACCTGCATAAAATTTAAGATCTGGTACGGATAAGTTAGCCGATGTGTACCTAGTAAAGTTAGCACTACCAGTCCCTATGGTTGCATCGTCAATATTAATAAGGTTAAGGCTAGAGTCTATAACTGTTGTTCCGTTAACTTGATAGCCTGAAAGCGTATTAAGTAAACCACTAGAATTTAATGTAAGTAGTCTAGTCCAATCACTATCAGCCCAAGTTCCACTCGCACTATTTCCGTAATAATTAATATGGAAGTTATTATCATGATACCCACCAATGTGAGTCATCCACTTTCTAGTAAGAGTCGTTCTATTAGCTTGCCATGCAGAACCGTTCCAGAAAGCGTCATAGGCTAGATATGCCCCATAGGACAAGTTAGACCCATTGCTAGTCATGCGGTTTCCAAAAACACCTGACTTACCACCGCCACTGCCACCTACTCTTATATAATTGTCATCTCCTCCAAAGATACCTTTTCCAGATGTGGTGATAGTTCCAATATTAGTAAGGTTACGGCTTGAGTCTATTACAGTTGTACCACCAACACGATAGCTATCAATAGCGTTAAAGTATGGATTACCACCATTCTTTTCTATAATTGTATGCCAACCATTAGCACCTGAATTGATGAAGTTTAAGTCATCACGTAGGTAGAAAAGTCCATGCGCTTGTAGATAACCACCGTCAACATTTACGTTCCCTGTGAAAGTATCACCAGTAATATTCGCAAAACGACTATCTGACTCAGTCTCAGTATAGTAACGACCATCGTGAGTATGACTATCGTTAGCTACAACAGTTGTAATACTAGCGTTAGCTGAACCATCCCATGACACTGAGCCAGTAACATCACCTGTTAGTGATAGGGTTCTAGCTGTAGTCCACTTATCAGCGTTGGGGTGGTAGTCATCCGCAAATATTCTATCCCAAGAACTTATAGTTCCATTATGGTTGTCTCTGTGGAATACTCCGCCACCATTAGTAAAAGATAGTTGATGAGAGTAACTACCTGAGTGCGTGTTGAAGGTAAATAATCCGTTAGCGTTGTTTGTGACTGTGCTAGGTCGATTAGATGTTCCCCCATCGAAAGTTGTGTATGAAAATCCGCCCTCTGAGGTAAAAAATCTACTATTTAGGTCGGTGCTAGATCTATGTCCTAGTAGTTGAGGTGATGTAGAATCACCTGATGTTTTAAAGTTTAATTGATTAGTGCCTAATATTAAATCACCAGTCATAGTATCGCCAGTAACGTTCACATAGCGACCATCGTGAGTGTGGCTGTCATTAACCACCTGTGCAGATAGCGTAGCATTGCTAGACCCATCAATAGATACAGAGCCTGTTAGGTCTCCGCTTAGTGTTATAGTTCTGGCAGTTGTCCATTTGTCTGCATTAGGGTGGTAGTCATCCGCAAACACTCTTTGGTTGTTATTCACATACCAACGACCTGATGCGTAAAGGTGAGAACCATTATTAGTGACCCTAGCTGAAAAGTCACTTGTCCCTGTATCTGTTCCGTGGAAGTCAATATACTTACCAACTTCCATTACACCATCTGTTCTAATCTGCGCAAACCCATTGTTCCACCAATCACCAGCAATAGGCGTTGGTATTGATGTTAAATACCCTGCGCTACCGTGATCACCCCAATTAAACGCATCATTCCATTCATTAGAGTTACCCTCTAGAGCGGATATAACACCAGTGCTTGAGATAGATACTTTTATACCACCAACGTTATGATCGTTAACAGTGCCAAAGTTAAAGTTTAAGTTTGCGCTAGAACCTGTATTTCTTGCGATTGACCAAGAGTTAACAAAATCTGTTCCGTCTGTCTCCCTAAGATTTATTACACTACCCCAACTTCCTGCTGAGTTACTTGTAATGTCTAAATGGGCATCAACATCCTTTATAATAAAGTCAGCATAACTTGATGTTCCACCACCAACATCAGTGCCAACAAATGAAGTTACACCTGTAACCGTACCACCAGTTAACGGCAGATAAGCAGTTGGCTCAAATGTAGCAGTTGTTGTTGGCTCTGTAGATGTAAAATCAAAACTAGTAGACGAGACCCTAGTTAGATCACCTATATATGTAGGGTAGTGAAGTATGTGTATACCAGAATAACCCTCATCAATACCTATCCATAATTTATGGGTATTATTAGGGGATAAGTTTCTCTCTAGCTTAAATGTTAGGTTAGCATCTACAGACTGATTGCGAGAAATTACATCAGCAGTTATTGTATTCTCAGCTAGAGTACCTCCAAACGCCCCTTTACAATTTAAGTAAACTGTATAGTGTACGAAACTTTCAGCGTCAGTAAAATCTTTGTAGCCTATAACATCGAATACATAGAAGTCTCTACCTATTGTTCCTACATAACCTGTAAACTCAAAAGATATATACCCTGCACTAGAGGTATTCATGTTCTTTTGGTAGACAGTTTGAACAACTGAACTAGGTAATGCATACCTAGCATCGCCCTCTGTTTGAGTTAGATACTCGCTTGGTACGGATGTTAAATACCCTGCACTTGCATGGTTGCCCCATCCATATGCTGTGTCCCAGTTAGCATCTTTTCTAGTTCCTGCTTCTGTTCCACTTGCAGGTTTCTTGTAAATACCATCTTTATAATAGAACTGACCATCAGCTAAAATAACCGTACTACTCTCTGTACCGCCTATGGTGAAAGACTCATTAGCACCATAAGATGAACCATCCCTATGAGTGTACTGAATATGTCCTATCTGCGTTCCAGAAGTGCCTTGAGTGCTAAATGTTATTTTACTAGGCGTTGTGGTATCTTCGGCTGAGCGTATGTTTAACGCTGTTCCTGTTTTATTGATATTTACAGTGCCAGTAAACGTATCACCTGCCTTACTAGCTTTTGTTGCAATACTATTGTTAACAGTTACTGAGAAATTCTCATCATCACCTAGTGCGCTTGCTAGTTCGTTAAGCGTATTCAATGCGTCTGGTGCGCTATCTACTAATGCACTAACCTGATTACTTACGTATGTAGATATATCGGCTGTGAGGTCTGCTAGAGAGCCTGTTCGCCCGATAGTTAGAACACCGCTAGTATTTACTGTGAATGAGTCTGCGTAATCATTTACGCCACCGCCTGTAGCTGTACCTGCTTCATTGGCTTGCAGATTAATATCAACTTGGTGAGTATAGTTCGTACCTAGATTATCCCCAATAACAACTCGGTAATCATAATCATCTGCTGTATGACCAGTATGAGTGTACTCTATAGCGATATTAACACCTATGTAGTATACGTTACCGTATGAGTTGCTGTAATTACCACCAGTTATCTCAGGACTTCCATCCCTTGTCCAAGTTTGTAGGTCAGTCCAAGTGCTAGAGCTAGACAACTTAGTCTGTAACGTTAGCGTTATGTCATTTTCTGTTGTAACAGGGTCAGCAGGTGCTGTAGCTAAATATTCAGACCAAGTTCTACTGCCTGTAATAGTTATTTCTACAGGTCTCCCGTTAGCATGAGAAAAGCTAGAAATGGTAGGGTATGTGCGCTGTAATGTGTCTGTAGGGTCATCATCTTCCCAGTAGAAGCTACCTGTAGCCTCCTTAAAGTCACCTGAGCTAGATAGTCCGTATTCCGCTATTCTTTCATCTATAAGATTGGTTACAGACTCAGACAGGTTTCCCCTGCCAATTACGTGAGTATAGGTAGAGTCAGACCACCCAATAGGGGCGATAAACGTACCTGTAACGGTAGCGTCTTCAACATCTAAAGATTGCGCTGTAATGTTACCGTCAATAACTGCGCTAGTAGAGTTCATGTTACCACTACTATCTACAGTGAAAACTCCACTATTGATATTGATTGAACCACCAGTAATAGCACCTAAGTCAGCACTAATATCTGATAACTCATTTACATCCATATCGCCAGACACAACCTTGACAGTTGACTGACTTACACCATCTGTAAATGCGCTTTTATTACCAGTACGGTCTACTGAGCGTAGGAAGTAGTGACGTGTTACTTCATTAGCATTTAGGTCATGCTGAAAATTATCAACTTTAACTGTAGCTATAAGTGAAGCTGTTGTCTGGACTGTTGTTAAATCAGCTATGTCAGAAGTATGAGCATAAATCTCTACAACATCAAAGTCGTCTTCTGTCGGGTTAGTCCAATCCAATGTAATATGCTTAATTCCACCTGTAGCTGTGATGCCTGTTGGCACACTTGGTGCAGTGGTATCAACAACTGATGTAATAGCACTAGCATCAACCCATGAGCTACGTATTCCTAGCCCATTGACCGCCCGAACAGATATCGTATAGCTTACATTATCCTGAGTTGGCTTGTATCGGTATTCAGCAGATGCAACCTCTATTACTTCCTCTTTACTGGAGTATTGGAATTTAATTTCGTATCTATCAACCAGTGAATCTGAAGGAGCGCTCCAAGTTATATCTATATATCCGATGGCTTTACCGTCTGACTCAATGTAAGTTCCTGTAGTTGTGGTCAATAATGTTACTGGGTCAACTTGATTTGGATCAGGAAGTCTCGACCCAATAAACGGCTGTTCTTCATCTGGCGTATCATATGTATACAATGCAGCATCATACTCTATACATGTAACCTGCACAGTGCCATCAAAACCTAAAGCAACTTCTTGCACTTGGAATAACTTATTAGTCCACTGTGGCGTAGGATGAGTTATAGATACCACCTCACCAACTTCTAAATTTATTAGTTCACTTGTTCCTTGAAATGCAACCGTCATATTTTGACGACTGCGCTCTAGGAATAACCTTGCCATCTCTCTTGCTGAATAGTAATTATTAATCGAGAAGCAATCAACTTCATCAATAAGAGGCTCATCTTCATCTTCGGTTAAGTATGTTTGATATAATCCAGTATCACTTTCAGGGTAGACAGCTTGGTCTTCCTTGTAGTTTTGAGCCTTGTTAAAGAAGTTTACTTTAACTTGGTTGAACCTATCTTCTTTCTTAGTCCCTGCAATTGCAATTCCACTAATAATCTTGTCAGCGCCAATACTCATTACTGAGCTAGACGTTTGATCTATCTTTAGTGAGTACAAACCATTTGAGTACGGTAAAAACGCTCGGCATGACAATAGCATGTCATTTAGGTTTTGTAGTATTGTCTTTGATGTATCTACAACATGGTTCATTGTAAATAATTTTTGGGTATCTGTAGAGCCTGTAAATGGTGTAATAGTAAAACCATTAAGGTCATTCATAGCTGATATAAAAGCAGTATCATCAATAGCTGATGCAGGTAAACCTTTACCGTATCGAGAGTTAGTTAAGTAATCACGAATACATAAAGCAGGGTTGTCAGACCACTCAGTTACCCCAGTGTCAGGGTTATATACTTTCTTACCTTTAACTACCGCTGTTACGTTAGGCACTCCACTATACGCATTCTCATCCCACTTAAATTTAAGTGCAAGATATGCAACACCACGCAACCGATGGTTATCTCCCCAAGGATAGGACACGCTAGGGATAAGATCATCAGGGTCATGCTCATCGTCATAGGGGTCATCCCAAACATCCTCATCATTATCGTACTTTGTGCCATTTTTTATGAGTGTGGATACAGGTTGATTATCATCACCTAGATGCACGCTTGTTGTAATTTTACCTGTGAACCTAGAGTCTGTAATGGGGATGTCATCAATCTTAATATCAGAGATTGATTCTACTTTTCCCTCAGCCATAACCAATACCATATAAAGATACTGGTGCTTAACGTCTCTTGATGTGTCAATGTATACACGAGTACCACCAACCCTGCGCTCACCGTAAATAACAGGTATTTCTTTAGAGTTAGATTCGATATTAGCTTCTACACCTTCAGTAGCTTCTTTAGCTTTCTTTTGTGCTTTTTTAGCCTGTATGTAAGACGCACCTGCGCTAATTACTGCGATTACTAGTGCTGATAAACCAAAGTCGAATGCCATTATTTTCTACCCCATTTTAAGTTAGTTATTGTGCTAGAAGCATAAGAGAAACCCCTGTCATTAGGGAAGTAGAATTGCTGTGACTTAGTATTTGTTTTTCTATTTTGCACCTTATCAAAATCCTGCCAATGACTAGCTATCTCAAGGTTTATCTTTGAGTCAGTTCCAGAATCTTCTATTTCGTAAGATACAATTCTACCATCAAAGTACGTTATAGGATCGCCTATTATATTATCATTTTGGTCAAGGCACGCTCTTTGAACAAGAACCTGCTTATTAATGTAATCTGAAGTTAATAATAGGGATACATATGAACGCTCAACGGCACTTAAAACCAAGTCCATTGAGTTAACCCGAATATCGCCAGTTTCACTAGCATCGCCAACTTGCAAAATGTAAGAACTAGCGTCATAGGTAATTGTGTTAACAGTTATATCTTGACCGTAATCAGTAATATATATAGGCGTAGGGAAGTTTAGCTTTATTAAAGTTGCTAAACGAAGGCTATCACTAGCTAGTGCTGTTATAGTTGCTGAGTTGGTAACTCTTGACATTATAAGACCTCAATTAAGTCGACCTCGTAATTATACAACGAATCAGTACCAATTGGGTACTCTTGTAACTCATTAGCTAAACGAACTGTGATAGTTATGTTATTTGTGGCATGGGTAGGGTCTGGAACTTGTATTGTGAATGTACCTTCACGACCGTTTTGGCTCTCAATAAAGTCATAAACTGGCTTAAATTCAGTTCTAGTCATTGGTGGAAATGTTATATTTAACTCTCTCCTGACAGCACCAAGCGACCTTACCTGTATCCTTCCGTTGATTGACTCACTATAAAGGTCGTATCTTCTTTTACTGAATGATACCTCTGTAAAACCTACGCTAGTTGGGAATGAACCTGCCATTACATAATCCTCTTACCACGGTTATTCACTGCTTTCTGCACCATACCTACGATTTGACCTCTGCGTGATTGCAGTAATTGGTCGAACCCTTGGGTATCTACAGCATTAATAGTGAATGATACGTTAACTGTACCACCAGTGCTACCACCTTTTTCTAAGTCAGTAATTTTCTCATTTGGGTGAACAACAGCCATGCGCCCACCCTTACCATCCAAGCCACCTGAGCGAACGCCTGAAAATGTAACACCACCGCCTTCAAATGATGCGGCAGTTTGCCCTGCAATCGCCCCTGCTGTAGCAAAACCCATAGCGATAGACGCATTACCCATCACTTCACCTTTAGCAAGCATAGCTGTTGCAGCTGCACCAGTTGGGTCTGGCATCATAGCAGCGATATTTGCGTGAGCTAATCTTATTGCTGATGCAGTCTGATAACCTTTGATGATTGCATCTGCCGCTGCCATGCCTTGTTGGATAGCGTAGAATGCTTTACCTAGTGAAGTTGTTTGATCGAACATTGAGGCTAACTGGCTAAACTGACCCATTAATGTAGACTGGGTATTAGCAGCCAAACTTTCCTCGATAGCCATCATTGAACTAGCGTATTCTTCCTGACTCATATTGGAAGTCATGTGATAGTCATTGAGTATTTTAAGTTTGCGATTTGTGCTTTCTGCTAATGCGTTTTCTTCCATAGCAAAAGCACCCATCATCGCATCGTACTCTGATTTAGCGTTGTCTTTTATGGCTGATAGGTTGCTTGTTGGGTCTAAACCATCTTTACTCTTAGGTTTATTTTTATCTTCCTCGTTAAGACGTTTCTTAGCCTGTAAGGCATTAAGCAATTCAATGACATACTCTTGCTCTGCCTTAGTCAGATCCATCGTTAATGCTTTATTGATAAGTAATGCTTCTTGACTAAGACCGAAAGTATTAACCTGCTCATGTAGAGCGGTAATAAACTTATCTTTCTTGTCGATTGCGTCTTGTTCTGCTTTGGCGTTTTTCTTCTGCTGCTTGAGTTCTTCTCTTTGCGCTTCAATGGCATCATACTTAGCCATAGCATTAGCCAGTTCTTGACCCTCAAGACCCTTAGCTGTTAAAGCTACTTGCATATTTGCTCGTGCTAAAGAATGCTTTCCGTCTATCTGTAATTGAAGTGCCTTAGACTCTTGATCCATCTTGGTTAGGATCTGTTCTATGCTTTCCTTTCTTTTATTCTCAGCAGTAGCAGCATCTTCGGCTGCATCAATAGATTCCTGCATCTCAATATTCGACCGATACAATGATATGGCTCTATCTATATCAGCCTGAGTGCCGCCACCTTTGGCAGCGCTATAAGCTATCTCTGCCTCAGTTGCAGTATACTTAAACTTAATTTGATTGCCTAAAAGCGCACTTTCTTTCTGTAGGTTAGCGAATATTTCTTTATAGTCGTCATTAGTCTCACGACTCTTGCCATTTAACTTATCCTTGGTATCAGCAAGTTCTTCCATCTGTATCTTGGATATTTCTAACTTGGCTTCTTCTATCGTGAGAAGTTTAATTAAATTCTCTAGCTGACTATTTCTTTTATCAGATACATTAAAACCTCTAGATTGCATATTTATGTAACCGCCAGTTGAGTTTCGGAGTTCATTCATCTCAACTTTCAGTTCTGCAACTCTATCAGTTTGACTTGCCATAGTTTCAGCAAGTTCTGTTCGCTTTATCTTATTTTGTAGGTTAAGAAGTCTTTGCTGTGCAGCAGTAAGGTTATCTAACTCTGGGTTTAACTCTTTAATCTTGTCAGCTAGTGAGTCAATCTCTTTGGATGATGCCCCTAACATTGGGATAAGAGTACCTGCCATAACACCACCAATGGCAAGCAAAGCACCATATAGTGGACCATTCTTACCCATTAAGGATGCTATCTGAGAACCCTGTTGTGCAAAAATTATACTAGCTGATGTACCCATCTGATACTGCACTGAAATATCTTGCAGTTGATGACCCATTTGAGGAAGTTGACCTGAAAACACCCTATTAGACTTATTAGACTTTCGGGTTGCAGCGGTATATCTATGATTTGCAGCGGCTAACGCATCTAGCTGAGTTTGCTGTTTACGCATTGCTGATGTTGTTTTTGTGCTTGCTTTGTTTGCTTCATTTAAAGCATTAACAAACCCTTTAGCGTCTCCCCCTAATTTAACATCAATATCACTGCTCATTTTTAATCCTCAGATAGTGAAACCAACCCAGATACTCAGATTGGGTCATGTCTAGAATTGTTTGAAGTGGTTGACCAAGGTGTTCCGCCAGTTGGTACATAGTGTACAGTTCGGTTTTTTCACCTTGATCATTCTTTAGTTTTTTTCGTCATCCTCGACAGAGAGTACGAAATTAGCAACTTTAGCAACCACATCTGGATCAACGTATTTCAATAGTTTTGGTTTATCACCAATAGTGAATACGCTTTCACCTTTATCATCTTGAAGTCCGTAAATTAGAGAATATACCAGATAACTTGCGTTATCCCCATTGGCTCTACTAAGTAGTTTAGCCTTATCCTCTAAGCACATGTTCTTAGCATAAACCGTACACTCCCACTCAGGGACATACAATTCACGAACAGTCTTACTCGAAAAATGAGTTAACGCTTTATCTAGTACACTCATATTACGCCACCGTTTCGTCTGTCAAAGCACCATTACCAGTTGCAGAGAAAGATGATTCAATCAAACCGTCAAATGACGCAGATTTAGATACAGAAGTAATGATACATGCGCCAGACCAGTAAGTCTTAGCAGAAGTATTGCCTTCTGGATATAGATTTAAAGTGATTTCAGCACCTTCTACCAATGTGCCCTGACCATTTGCATCAGTGTCATCCCAGTAAGCGTTGAAAGATGCTGTCCATGATTTTTGAGTAGGTTTGTTAGTTACCCAAGCATCACCCATTACAGTATCAGCCACGACCTCAGATGAAGTCTCTACAGACCAATCACGAATCTCTGCTACTGCATTTGAACCAGAATATACTGCTCCAGAATTACCTTTATATGTTGCCATTTTACACCTCTATCGAGTTTTCAGTTGTTAAGTATTTTACCATTAAAGTCAGAGTGCCGACACCTACGGGGACATCCCCTTCTGCGCCAAACTCTGATGAGAATCCAGTAATCATAGTGTCACTTGCAATGCCTGATAGTGTTCTATCGTTTGCTATTGCGTGTTCTATTTCTACTGAAATATCGTCTATTTTACCATCATAGTTGCTGATACCTTTAACGAATATTTCAATTTTTACTGAATAAGTGCGCTCTTGCGATCTAGGATCACCCATTGTTAAATACTGGGTATCTTCTGAGTTGGTAAATATTAATATGCCATTTTGCTTATCTAACGGGTAGACTCTATTCATGTAGACACGATCGCCTGTGTCTGTAAGTCCAGTAAGCAGCGTTTTAAGATTATTTCTTATCTTCTGTCTGATGTGCATTTACTGTTTCTCTAGGTCTACTACAGTTACACCTGTACCATCTGGCATGATGATAACTACATGATAATCAACACCATCTATTGTGACTTGATCACCATTTTCTAAATTAGGTAAGTCAGCCGTCCTAAATGTAAGTCTAGGCTGACTCATTGCGAAAGGTACTCCACCGCCTATGTCAACCGCATCATATTCGTTATCGAATATTGCAGTTATGACTGTATCCACACCATCTTTGGTGTGTGTTACTTGCTGACCAAAATCAGAAAGTGAGATTAATACGTCATTTGCGGTAGAAAACATTACTTCTCTCGCTTAGTCTTTGCTTTTGCCTGACGAGTAGTCTTCTTAACTTGCTCTACAGGTTTTTCTTCTTTCTTAGCACTGGTCTTTTCAACACGACCAATTCTAACTAATGTATCAGCTGTCTCTTGGTCAAGTTCTACAATATCACCTGATTTAAGACGCTTACCACTTGCTACGCAGTCACTTAATACTAAATACATATATCACCTCTAAAGTTAGAGGGGTGGAAACCCACCCCAATATGACTTTACTTACGCACCGTCATTAGATACACAGAACGACTGTGCATGACGTACTGCTGTGTCAACACTCTGTAAAGCTACAACACGTACTGAACCAGTTGTGCTTAGTGAGTATGGATCAACAGTTAGGTCAAGTCCACCGAACATACCAATTAGTAAGTCGCTAAAGTCGCCTAAGTATACGTTACCTGCTGTACCTTGGTTAGATACTACAGTGCGATAACCGTTCATTGAACGACCGTCTGTAACGAATTGCGCTGTACCAGTTGCTTTCTCGGTAGTTTTCAACGCACCGTTAATTGCAGATGGTAGAATGTACGCTAAAGACTCAGAGTTTACATTATCGTTACGAAGTGCTGTTTCCATCGCCACAATTTCAGCGAAAGTAGGATTAGCAGCAGCGAAAGTAGTAGTGTTAACACCAGTAGTGTTAAGAATACCTGTAGGCTGACCACCTGTACCAGTACCTTCTAATGCAGCCTTATCAATAGCAAGACCCATCGCTTTAACTAAGTCATCACGAATTAGGTTTTCAACGTCTAAGCTAGATTGGATCAACAACTGGCGAGTAACGTCAGTGTATGCACCAAGAGTCTTAGGAGTCATTGAGATAGAACCAACAGTCATTTCTGATTCGCTCGCAGCTCCACCCTCAGCAGCGATCCAAGCAGCTGATGCAGCAGTAAGTTTCTTAGGAATCTTAACGTCACCAGATAAACCAGATAACATTGTCGCACCTGCACTCATTACAGATGAGGCATTACGTAGTACGTCAATGAAAGCACCTGCACGATAATCATCACCGAAAAGATCTGATTCATCAGCAGAATTTAAGTCACGTTGACCCCAAGTGCGTAATACGTCAGCAGGTAACATAATACCTTGAGCGTTTGCACCGTATGCTTGAGCAGCTGCACGTGAACATTCAAATTCAAATGCCGCTTCTTGCTGTGCTTTATGGTCATGTGGATTAGCTAATGCACGAATAGCACGTAATAAAGAGAAGTTACGTACTTCTTCTTTCTTCATGCCGATTTCTTGCGCTTCTAAAGCACGACTAGAGCCAATTTTATCTAGTACGTCACCACGAAACTGGTCAATAGAAACACCATTTTTAATAGCGTCACTAGCCATTTCTTGTAAGTTGTGGCGCATACCTAATTCTAAAATTTGGCTTGCGTTGCGTTGTGCATCTTTCTTAGCGTTTTGCTCAACAGATGCAATATCTACTGTATCAGTCATGATTGACTCCTTAATAGTTTCAGTAGGTTTATCTTCTTGGTTTGTTTTGCTATCGCTAGAACGACCCACCCCAACCAGTGTCGACTGGTCAGCAGGAATGCTTACTAGACTAGCTTCAACAGGTTTCCACTTAGTAGCTACATAAGTTTCATTGTCCTGTCGCTTCATCTCACTAATGGAATAGCCAACACTAATGTTAGTTCTAATACCATCGGTAACATCATCGAACGCCTCTGATGCAAGTTTGCCTCTCCCGAAGCGAACCTTAGCACGTAGTCTGCGTGTTTTCTCATCGAGTTCGATAGATTCTACAACACCAACTTGCTTCTCAGGGTCATGGTCTAATAATAGTGGCGCACGACCACTAGCCATGAATGACAAGTCGATTGATTCTTTATTATGACTTAATACTTCGTTACCAAAAGAACGCTCTACAGGTTCTTCTGACGAAACACCAATCATGCAACTTCTTGTTTCTTCGTCTACATACTTAGACTTAATAACAGATGAACGATGAACTACTTCGCCTGAGCATTTACGCTCCTCTGGCATTTCCTCAACTTCATCTACTTCGATTTCTTCTACCACTTCATCAGTGACTTCTTCAACTACATCTTCTACTACATCGTCTAAGATGTCATCTTTTAATTCTTCACTCATATCCAAACCTCTGTCTGAGTTAGCTAACTTTTTACTCCAAGAGTATCCTGCGTTACCGCCCCAAAGTAGCCAAGCGATAGTAAATGCGTTCTCTCCACCATCAGATTCTTTCTCACCATAATGCTTATCATAGTTAGATTCATGACGGCTGAAAAATGAATACATACGTTTGACAGTGCTATCCGATAAATTCTTACCGTTAACAATGTCTCTAGCTCGGGCAACACCAACCTCAGTACCACCTCTACCGTATTCTTTACGCAAGTCCAAACCTCGTCTTGCGTTTTTCTTCATAGTATCATTCGGAGTCGGCATCATCATCTCCAACAGGTGCAAAGTTAGCATTATATGGTTCTAATTGGTAATCTACACCGAATTGAGCCATTAATTCTTTATCTTTTGCTATCTGACCTAGTAATTCTTCTGCATCTTTACCATATTGGTTAGCTACGTCTTGTAGCGACAAGATGCCTGATTTAAGACCCATTATAGCACTATTCATCTCTTTTTGAGGGTCTACCCAGTTCCATGCACGACCTCTAAACTCACTAGCCATGCTAAACTTGTTAAATTTACTCAAAGGGATGTTAACAGTCCCAAGTTCCATAGCACTTTGCAACCATTCTTCATAGACAGGCATAACAAAGTGTTCAATAACGAACTTTTGGATGTTTTTATAGTTGTCACGTTCCTCTAGTGCGCCTTGACGGATAGAGGAGTAAGACGTTGCTTCCAGATCGTTAGACAGAGAGTTGTATGAGATGCCTAAACCACTTGCCACGCCTTTTAAAACTGACTTATGGAAGGAATCAAACTCTTGGCTAGGGAAGCTAGGGTCGAAAGCAGTAAATTCTACACCATTAGGTAATTGGTGGAATGTTGCAGGTTCAGCCTCCATGACAGGAATACTCTGATCCATATCATCTGGCACGAAACCATCACCTTGAGGTGAAGTAAAGAAACCCATCTTACTAGCAGTAACTCTAGCATTGACAACACTTGCCTCTCTGAACCCACCAAGTTGCTTTAATGCGCTAATAGCAGGTGAAGTCCAAGGCTCTCCACGTGTTTGACCAGATCTAAGGGTCTTGTAAACGTGAATTACTCGGTCAGCAGGTACTCTAGTGTGTTTCTTACTTGTACTGTGTGATGAATAGTCGTAATCACCCGTATGGTGCGATAATACGTGATACGCAACAGGTTTCATGAACTCATCTAGTTCAACACCCATACGAACCTGATTACCATTAGGTAAACGCTCATTCTTCTGATGGTCAACATACTCTGGCTCTAGGAATTGGATAGAGAAACTATCTTTAAACCTTGCACCACGATGTTTGATGATAAATACCTCACCATCTCTAGCTAAACACTCAATGAGCAATTTAGTAGCATCGTTAAACGACATTTTACCATCTACAGTACAGTTACCGACTTTAGCCCAAGACTTAAATGCTTGTTCTATCTTGTCGTTACCGTCCATATCCAAGTTTCCGACTGTATCAGACGCCTTAACTTGGAGAGTGAAACCTTTCTCACCTACTACGTTGTTCTTTAATAGCTCTAAATAACGCTTTATGTACTCGTTATTTCTTGCTAAATCACGACTTCTAGCACGAATTTTAGTAATTACTGGGCGTAATTCACTATCAGCTGAACGCTCTGAACCTTGGAAGTCGGCAAATAAGCGACCAGTATTGGCAGAGGCATAAGAACGCTTAAAAACTTTCGCTTTTTGCTTTTTCTTGAATATACCGAACATTAAAACCTCACCTTGATTGAGCTAGAGTTGCCTTTGCCGTTTCGGATAGAGTTCTTTGTCTTTTCAGCAACCACTTCTTTTCTGTAGTAGTCTCTTACTTCAATCAACTCGTTGAATGCCATCTTAGTTAGCGATCTACCTGCTATTGAGTAACTAGATACATCAGAATCAGCCTTTCCTTGAAGGATGCTTTCAATCTTAGCCACCATAGTCTCTGCATGAGTGGCAGGATTGGTATTATTCTCATCCAAATCTACAACGATTTTGACGTCACCAGTCTGAACTACCACTCTATTACCAGTAGAAATCTGCTCGACCTCTAGCTGCCAGTGATAATTACCTGCTGTGTAAGATGATGATTCAGCCGATGTGACTGTGAATAGATGAACTCCATTATCATTTGTCGCTGTGACTCTAATCTCAGAGTTGCCACCAGAACTAACTCTGGCAATATACGTCAAAGTATAAAGGTCAGGAGAGTACACAGATGATAAATCTGGTCTTTTCCACTGCCCAAAGTCACCAACAGTAAATACTTCTGGTTCTGTGATAGGTGCATTACTGCTGTCAAAGATATTATTCATATTAACGCCAAGAGTTCATGAAGTTCTTTTTCCTTGGAACAAAAGCAGGTTTTTTCGCCTTTTCTGGCTCTTGAACAGGCACTTCTCGTTCCTGCCTTTCTGCTAACGCATTTATGTCAACATTAATTATAGCATAAGCGGCAATAGAGTACACCATACAATCTAACGCCTCGTTTCTAGTCCTAACTTTAATGTAAGTTCTTTTCTTAAACCCTTTATGGAAGCGAGTTACAGCCTTTTCTGCTGTCAGCTGTAGAAAGTAATCATCGGTTAATACATCTGAGAAATGGACATAACCTGCACCCTGTTCTGATATTTTCAACCTAGCGAATACTAAATCCTTGACCGTATCAACACCAACAGGGAATAATGGGCATCTAGCAATGTTGTTCTTGCTTGGTCTTCCTACTATTGCCCTACCATCGCCACCAACACCTTTTATGGCAAATACTCTGCGACCAGTATGCTTTTTACAGAATTGGTAAACTGAGTTAGTAAAGTGACCACCTGAATCTATGGCAGTTGCGCTTATACTCATCTCTCTACCATCCTCTGTCTCATAGACCTTGAACAATTTAGTTTCTAATGCTTGCCATAATTGCGGAGTGGACGGATCGCCATATAAGACATCATGAGATATTACATAACTCTCATCATCACGACTCCAACCTTGGACAGTTAACTCGAGTCGGTTATCCTGAGTATCTACACCACAAGTCATAAGTGCTACTTCTTTCGGGATATAAGGCATTTCCTCTCGTCTTTCACCTAGAGAGTAGTTATCTATCTGCTCACCTGCATCTTCCCAAGTCTCGCCCAAGTAGGTATTTGTCCAAACTCGTAATTGCTCAGGGTTCTTTCTAACGGCTAGGAAGTCTCTGACACCATCAGCTAGAGGAGTCCAAGGTGAGTACATTGCTGATATTGAGAAACCTGCAACACCATTAAAAGGTGCGGTTGCTACCCATCGACCATTTCTAATTGACCATCTTCTATCAGAGTCAGACCATAAAACACCGCAGTCCTCACACATATACTTGGCTGTTTCAGGTAAACCTTTCTCCCACTTTACATTAGACCAAACAAGTCTTTGCTCATGCTCGCAATGTTTACATGGCACTTTGTAATATCTCTTGTCCGACTGTTCAAAGGAATCCTCAATACGAGAAACACCTTTATTCGTAGGAGTGGAAACCATAATTATTCTACGATTCCAGAAAGTAGCGGTACGTTTCATCGCCAGTTGTATTGGATCACCCTCTGAACCTGCTGACGTAGGATACCTATCCACCTCATCACAAAGTAGGATTCTTATAGGTCTTGAGGCTAGTCCACTAGGAGAGTTAGCACCTACCATAGTCAACGCCCCACCTGCAAAAGTCTTATGCAATGTAGTGTTACCACTATCACGAGAACGAGGATTCTTTACTTTATCACGTAATACAGGAGTGGAATTAAGCAGACCACTAGCAACCCTATCTTTGGAAAACGCCTGAGCCATATCCAAGGTAGGCTGCAAACATAGAATAGGAGATGGGTCATTATGTATGTGATAGCCAATGATATTAAGAATAGCCTCTGTCTTTCCAAGCTGCGCCCCTGCCATAACGATAACTTGTCGGTTTTCTGGATCGGAACATGCGTCCATTATCCCACGCTGATACTCGGCTCGACTGGTATACCACTGACCTGCCTCTGCTGATGATTGACCATCTAGCTTGCGATAAGTGTCTGCCCAGTCAGAAACCATAAGTTTCTTCGGAGGTTTAAGTAAGGATATACTACCCTTTATCTTACCTTGTAGGTTTGTCCACTTATCAACTAGGTTCATTTCAACACCTTTTTAGCTGTAGTCTTTTTCGGTCTACCACGTTTAGCCTTTGGTTTTTCTTCCTCGACTATTTCAGATACGTTAGCCTTGGTCGGGTCTATCTCAGGTGTATACGATGATAGTTCCTCCAAGGTTTCATTGATAACATCTTCAACTATCTTCTGGCATAAAGCAGGGTCATCCTCAGCTGAAACGATAGGTGCTAACTTACTAGGTACGCTCATTAACTTAGCCTTGAACGAACCCAACACATCATTCCAAGCATCAACCACATGATCTGCAACTACCAATGCTCCATGCACTTTCGCCAGTTCCAATTCAGACATTTCTGCCTCGGCATTCATCTTCCTAGTCCTAGCAATATCGTAATCACTGCCAAACTCAACACCTGCCATAATAGCTCCTAAATCAACTCTAAACGGTTTTGTTTATATCTTAACACAACATGCCAATAGGTCAAAGATAACGCTGTAGGGAGGTTATTGTAAACGTCTATGTTTATGTATAAGGGTAATTTCTGTCGCTAAATTTTTATCGCGACTGTGCAGACCCACAGCCATCTAGACGTCTAAGTACCTAAACGTCTGGACGTTTGGACGTCTAAAATAATTAAACCCAGTGTTTATGTGGGCTGCAGAGGTATAAGGTTCATTAATTGAATGCTGAGATAGTTCAGCGGTGCGATCGTTGGTGGTGGTTCAATAGATAGGTAAAGCGGATCTTTAGTGGTTGGATCGTTGGTGGTGGCGTAGTGGTTATATTCAAGGCATAAAAAAACCCCCTTAAAAGGGGGCGCATTCAACTATAATGGATTATATGTGTTTTGCTATGCTTTCATGTAGTAACAACTCCTTTATGCCGTCCACTGATAATAACCTTATCTGATCGTATGATGTCAGTTCTACAAATTCGAGATCCTTTTTACCGTGGCTGATCTTAATACTGAAATTAGTATCAAGGCATAATATTCTAATTGCTACCCCATTCTTAATGCCTACCTTAATTATATTCGTATATTCATCATACGAACGTATGCTATCGAGGTTTAAAACGTCCTTAAGCGCTAATAGGCTGAACTGTTTTAATAAGTCTTTAGTATGTTCCCTAATATCCACTTAAACCCCCATAATTTTTAAATATTGGATCGTCTAGATCTTCTGCCAATCCTATTACCGTATTATCCGAAAGCACAATAAAATATGCTCCATTGTAGAGATAGATCTTGCAACTGCCATCATACTCCGATGCGATAAACTCACCGCAATCAAAAAGCGTTTTATAGTTTATATTATCCATGTTAACCCCTATAAGTCCGCTTCTGCTGATTCAAAACTATATTGACAATAAATATCGTGATATATGCGCCCTTTATCAATTATCATTCTAGCAATATCTAAATCAATGTTATTATTAGCTGCAAATTTTTCTATGCTGATATAATTATTCCGCCATTCAATATAAAGGTGGCGTAAAGCACAGTTAGCCGATCCCGTTGTTCCTTCACTATGAGTCTTAAACATTTTTAACCCCCTCGAATTTATCCTTGATAATCAATAAATATTGTTCCCATTGATAATACTTGCCCTTGTAAAGTATTTTCATTTTGCACCCCTTAAAAATCAGCCACTATGTAAGTAAACGAATTAACCTCGACAACGCTTGAATGGTCTCTTAATTGGTCAATAAGTTGATCTACATGATCTTCATCTTTTTCGTCAAAGTCTTTTATATCCACTATATGACTATAAGCGTCGTAAAGGTCTTTTATGTTGTATTCTGTAAAGTCGCAACGAATAGCAATAATATCTATTTCCCATTGCTGACCCTCGTAAATTTCTTCAAGCCATCTAGCAAGAATTTCTGCGCCCTCGTAACTCATACCGCTATATTCATCCGCATAAATAGCTTGCGCAATTTCATTAGTTGTTAATTCTGTATAGATCATAATTATTTACCTTGTTTTTTAGTGTTAAAACGTAAAGTTGATTTTAAACGGTTGCAGCGTGCTTTAAGTGCAAATCCGTCAGGCGTGCAAACCGTTGCACCATTATTAAATTTGGTTGCTGTATTTTTGAAAGTATTGATTTTATACATTTGGACTTCCCCTTAGTTGATGAATGGATAATAAACACGAACGCTAACATTGTCAACAAAAAAGATTATATTTTTATTAGGTCGGTTTTGCCTATAAATGTATAAGGTTTTAAAAATACCGCCACAAACCGCATTCTTTCGTTAAAAATACCGTTTTACCCCATAATCAGCCTACCGCATATAGAAAAATTCAAAACGCACCGCCACAACCCCCATTTTTAAAGGGATACAGACGACTGTTTATTTTTTGACCATTAGCCAACCCCACTTATAACGTGTAAGTCATTGATTTTATTGACTTTTTTATTTTTGAGTTTGAAATGGGGGTGTATGGGATACAGGTTTCTTTTTGAGTAGGGGTGTATGGGATACTTGTTGAATAAAATAGAGGGGTGTATGGAATACCCCTTTATGCTCTCATTAATCTATTCAATAACCATGAACGCTGCTGTCTTAGAACTGTTCTAGTTGATGCTTTGAACTGGCGTTCCATTCTATTCTTGCTCATGATGAATTTTAAGGCTCTACCTCTAGCATTGTAGACCTTGGGTTGTCGTCTACTGGTATCCTCTAGATCTATCATCTTGGTGACTGGAATATCTTTCTTACCTGCTTTAGTTAGCTGTCGTCTTTGTGACTTGGATAATCTCTTATATACACCGTATCGACCTTTAATAGTACCAGTAAAGAAGTCTTTGTGTTGACCTGCTGAAACTTCTTTGATGAAGTCCTTTTTAAGTCTGCCACCCTTGGTTACACCTTTACCCTTATAGGTAGGATTTAACTCTACTAGGCGTTTCTTCTTAGCTGTTACTTCACCACCCCTTGTCAATCTACCAACGTAGTTTGAGTTACCTTGTCTCATATCTTGATTGTTGCGATAACCAAAACCATAAAGACCTAATAAGCGATCTGATTTAGCAAAGATAATCGAACTGCTGTTCTTAGTATAAGGGTTAGGGTTCTTATCAGTAAATCTACCTAGTTCTTCTTTCTGTGTACGTCTGAGTGATAGGAGTGTTTTGTTTATCATGTCTGTAACGATGTAGGGTACTTGTCTTTTCCCCTCCTCGCTGTCGATCATGCTTTCCATTTTCTTGTAGTCAAACTTCATTATCAGGTTCATTGTTCACCTCTATTGTGACTTTATAACCCATTGCTTCAATCATCTTAACGCACTTTGAGAAACTGGGTTCTCTATTATTATACATCCATTGCTGCATAGTTGATACGGGGATGCCAGATCTATCTGAGATGTCGTGATAGCGTAGAAAGGAATTCCGATACATGCCCTTTAGTAGTTCTGCTGTCGTAGTATTCTTTAACTCTTTCATTGTAATTATTCATCCTTTGCTTACATTGTCTGTATTTTAGTTTATCTTTCAGTGGAACTTTGAACTCTGCATCTTCTACAACTTGTATGAAGTATGCGTCAAACATTCTTTGGTCTTTACTATAGTATGGTATCTTCTCTCTATGTTTAGCCAGTGATTCATTTACTTTAAACTTATAACCTATAGCATTAGCAACTTCCTTACTCTTTGCACCACAGCTGAAACAATGAGCCATGATTACGCCACTTTTCTCTCTTACTGATAAAGTCCTGCGTTTGCCACTATGATTAGAGACTGGGCATATAGCATAGTAGTCATCACCATTCTTCTTTACGTTATCCAACCTTGCTAGAAAGTCATTTAGCATTCTTCATTCCTTTTGCATACTTGATAGCACAGTGTTTAATGTGACTTTGCACCTCGGGGGAGACTGTATGGGCTGCACGAGGAATAATCTTATTAGGGAATACACTAAACTTGCTCTTATATGTGTGAGCCACCCAACCTTTAGACTTTCCTTTCTGATGTGCATGAAGATATAACTCACCAAGGAAGTTTTGTTTCTGCTCAGGGGTGTATAGTATATTGTTTTTCTTGGTCTGACTTTTCTCCATCTTAGCCAACATCTCGTTAGTGGTTTGGATCTGCTTTGTGATTGGTATCTCATACCCACAACTACATCTGACACCCATCATCTCGCCAAAACATTGTGGACACTGCTGAACCTGTGGCTCTTTCTTCTCCTTAGTTTGGTTCTTCTCATTATACTTCTTCTCACCATCATCCAAAGTATCAGGCACGATGCACTCAGCGAACCCATGCCTACGGACGTTACCTGCATGGTCTAAATAGATTGCTCTATCTTTCCCCTCAGCTGTACGCATAATCCTACCTGCTATCTGTACATACGTAATAATACTCTTAGTTGGTTTACAATCAATAATGCAACTACTGGAGGGACTGTCGTACCCTGTGGATAACAACTGACTACAGGATAGGATTTCAAACTCACCATTATCATGAGCCTCAAATAACTCCTGCCTCTCATTGTCTTCCATGTACCCGTCTATGTGATACGCTCCAACCCCTGCCTGTCTAAACTGGTCAACCAGATACTTAGAGTGTTTAATAGAACTGCTGAATGCAATAGTCTGTCTACCCTTGGCATAGGTAAACCAGTTTTTAATGATGTCACCAGTTAAGGTCTCTTTCTGTTCCTCCGATGCTATCTTTAAACCCTGCGGATCATAATCACGTACCCCTGTAGGTAATGACTTCATTTTAACCCCATCTGTGTTCAATGATGCACCTGCATAGTAATCGACTGGGCATAGATAGGACTGATCCATTAGTTGCTCTGCGGTTATAGGCACTACTAAATCTTGATATACCTGTCCTAAACCCTTGGAGTAGGGAGTAGCGGATAACCCTATAAAAATGATGTTATTCCATCTGTCCATAAGATTTTTAAGGCTGCGGTACGCTATGTGGCATTCATCTACTATAACTACGTCTGCATGTGGAATATGCTTCTTTCTAGCTAACGTCTGAATGGATGCAATCTGTACAGGTTTAGAGTAATCGGTTCTCTCGTGATTACCTTGAATAACACCTACATTCAACCCAAGTGAGTCAAATGCAGATAATGACTGTTGAACAAGTTTAATTCGGTCGCAGATAAATAACGCTTGCTTACCCTTGGCGATTAGATTACTAATTATATACCCTGCTGTAAGAGTCTTACCGAACGCACATGGAGCAGCCAGAACTATCCTCTTATTACCATGAGATATTGACTGGCGTAGCATATTAACTGCTAATTCTTGATGTGGTCTTAACTTCATATTACCTCCCAATAAGTAAGGTAATAGTAATCATGACTGATAATATTGTCAACCGCTTTGTTTATATTTAATGAGGTTTTCTATGTCTTTTAACTTAGAGTTCAATACTAAGTATGTCTCTCCATAGCCTAAATCAGTCTTACTGTCCTCTGAGAATAGCTGCTTGGCTGAACAGTACCCGTTTATCTTATAGTTAGGCATCTCGCCAGTAACTTGGACATAGATGTTACATGTCTTGTTAGCAGGTTTCTTCTTTGCGACTAGGTTACTTCTGTGAGACTTAGACCACTTAACATCAATCGTGAACCCATGAAATATACAATCTGCAACTGCCCAACTGGAAGTGTCGGTATCAGGGTATAAATTTAAATACTTGCATACGGCTAGTTCAGCACCAACCGCTTCAATATTTGTAGATAGACTATCTTGATTACCCATCTTCATGTCGGTAGTGGTCTTGTTCATTTCTTCTCTAGCTTTACCTAGATATTTAGCTAATCTAACTTCGGCATCGTTAAGTTTAATATTTCTCATAATATCCTATATGCTTATTTGAGAGGTTTAATCGAATTCTGGCAATACTTACCCAAGGACTTCCTAAAGAGAAAATCCTCAGTGTACTGCCAAGATATGCTCATCCGAGTCGGCTTGAACCATTATCTGGGTATCATTACTCATTAAAGCTGATACTGTGTGAATTACGACTTAATGACCGCACCGATACGCTTCACACCGCTGAACTCAGCACACCGCAAGCAAGGTTTCCCAATGTACTTACTGGCATGAGTATCAACCACTCATAGCGTTATTGATTAGACTTATCGGTATCCTCTTTTTTTACTTGCTGAGTGAGCCATCTCTGGCGACATGTGCAAGTGCTAACCAGTCGATTGGATGCAATAAGACTTGATAAAACAGGGAGGTGAAAGTATAATTTCTTTTGTCGGCAAGGTATTACCGAGTTCCTCGTTCTGTTACTTGGTCTTACTGGTCTGCAAACCAGTCGACAAACTTATTATTAAGTATTTGGTATTCGTTGTCAAACACTTAATACGAGAAACCCCCTAGTTTGGGGGTTTTTACTTTAACTCTAGTTGAAGTGTGCAAATAATCATCATTTTAAGGGGTCAGTTTTATAACTAGCCCCTTTTTTTTACACTAGCTCCACAGCATCAATAGAATAGAAACCAACTACATCTCCAGACGTATCCTCTAGCTCTAATATGCCATCTTTTATACTGCTTATAACGTAAGTTTCATCGAGTCCATGTATTAAAACCTCATCACCTACATCAAAGTAATCTAGCTTGTCCATTTCTACCTCAGTT